TGTACAGATCAATCTGACTTCCACCCTCTTCAACATATTTGTCAAACAGGTTCAGAATATCATCATACTTAACCCCATGTTCCCACGGAAGCATTGCCGCCTGAATGATAGTAAGCATTACAGATAATGCCGGCATATCATCCACCAGATGCATGACGTTACATTTATATTTATTTTCCAGCTTTTCAATATTAGACGCTTTAAGTTTCAGACGGTAATCTCTGCCACCTACTGTCCAATAATGAAAAGGCTTTCTTTTCTTTTTTTCTTCATCCAAATCTACAATTTTTGTTTCTTTTTCCTGATTTTTTACTTCTTCATCTAAACCGCCCATGTTATATCCTCCTGAATTTTCTTAATAAAAGACCCGGTATTATGCCGGGTCTGTGTAAGTAATATCTGTCTGTACAGTCATGGTTACCTCAAATTCAATTACACCATTGACACCGCCACCTGTACGTTTTACAGACACTGTGGCACCAAAATCCAGAGTTGTTTTATCTGGATCAGTTTCTCTGAAATACAGTACTGTTCCATCCTGATCTGCTTTTCTCAGTGTACGATAAGGACAGTCTGCTTTCGTGTTGTCATATTTAAACTTATATGTCATTTCAGGCAGATCACCGATACCTTTTTCATACACTTTGTGTTTATCTGTCAGAACTGTGTTATCTACTTTTTCAGGATCTGTTCCAACATCCGGGATTTCTTTCAGTCCCGGCAAGTCAGTATAAGATGTAGAACTGCCAGAAGGGGCTGTCTTAGAATACCCCAGTTTTGTACCATTTGCTAACATTTATCTTCACCTCTTTCTTAATTCCAGTACACTAAATCAGAACTCATATCAATGATTCCTTCATAGCGCATTACTTTATGTTTCAATCCGCTTGGATCCGGTGCATCACCGCAATAGGTTCTCACCAGACCTAAAGCAGAAACAGCAGCATCAACTGCAATGGCTGTATCAGATGTACTCTGGTTGTGCCATATATCAATTTTATATGACACCTTAGCCTTCTGTTCAGCATTGTCAGTACGTTCCCACACACTGTTATTTTCTTCCACATATTGAATTGTTGGGAAGTTCGCCCAGTCTTTCGGATATGTGTCTGATACATTCTCAGTAACAGTGAGAAGTGCTGAATATACCTGATCTTTTACATTTTTCATCTTGTCACCTTTTTCAAATCTTTTTCGAGTGCCGCTTTAATTTCCTGTGTCACATCATCCTTCAATTCTGCAAAAGCAGGGTACATGAAAGGCTGCGCAACCTGACCTTTTGTATAATATCCAATGACTTCGCCGTCTTTCCCTTTTGCGATACCAAAACCATACTGTTCGGCATCATCTGGTGACATTGCATCAGCTGGTATCATCCAACCCGACTGGGAATATACAGGGTCAACGTCCGGGGATATACCGTTGTGATGCGCTTGTCCTGTGGGGCCAGTACCAAACTCAACATAAGGTGCATACTCTGAATTGGTGTATATCTCACTGTGAATCAAGTCTTCCTGTCGTTCTGTACTAACATGGATTGACTGTCTTAATGATCCACCCCCGGAACCGTACCTTCTGACAGGACATAATTCTTTAGCTTGTGCCTGAATGCGTAAAGCCTGTTCGTGTACTTTTGACTGTAAACCGCCTTCAGCCATATCAACAAGCCCTGAAAATTTCTGCATCAGATCATCACTCATATCTTCTCTAACTCCATCTTTAGTTGTCGGTAAGGTTTAATTGCAATGATCCGGTAATCTGGATTAGATTCTTCATCAGCAAAAATACAGATTCCATCCTGTTCTCTGAAAACTAAGTCATTGCCGAAATCAAAAGAAGCACCCTGTTTTTCCTTTATAATCTGATACGCACCATCAAGTTTTAGGTTCAGTATATAGTTCAGTCTATCTCCATATTGCTGAACCTGCACTTTACCAGATGCAGGCCACTGTTCCCCTACAAAGGGGACCCCTGTTCCCCATTCTTCTGTTGAACACCCCTCTTTATCTTTCTTTGAGATTCTCTTTTTCAGATAAAATGTGTTTAGTCTACTTCTTTTTATTCTCATAAACCTTACCACCTACCCGGCAAATACGATAACGATTAAGGGTGTCAAAAATCTGCTTCGGTGCGTCATTGAAGTTATAGGTTTCTCCACCCTCTGACCTACTGTTTTCACCCTCTGTCCCCATACGATTTAGAGCAATCACGGCAAGATCACGAACAGGCTTTTCAAGTGGCTGTATGATTTTTGTACGCATTGTATAAGCCAATACGAAAGATTCTGCATCATCAAGAAGAACAGCAATCAGTTCTTCATCCTGTTCACCTGTCAACTTCTCTACAATACGCACATCAGACGGTCTTACCATCCGCATTCACCCCATTTTCTGTTTTTCCTTTTCTTTTTGGTTTGGAATCAGTTACAACAGGGACTTTTGACCAGCCATCTAATAACAGCTGGTCAATAATTCCCTGTGAATCATCATCAATGATTCTTTCAACATTTTCCTTAATCAGAATCATTTACATCTCCTCACTCAGCGTCTTTGATTGATACAAATACAGAATCAATCTTGTTTTCAAGCACCCACAGATCATGATGTCTACGATAATTCATCTTCCAAGCATCTGCATCCTGGTTCTGATCCGGTGTAAAGATTTTCATTTTGTCCTGTTTTGTTACCGCAATCGGTGTAGTTCTTGCAGTAACGATAAAGTTGATGTCTTTTGCAGTAGTGCCTTTGATATAACCACCTGCTTCCTGACCTTTTGTTTTACCGTCATACAGGGTAATTGCAGAATACATTCTGTTTGACGGTACAGAAATAAATGGTACACCGTCAATAGATGGTACCTGCGTATTGATTCCACCCTGAGAAAATGTCATTGCTGTAATCTTACCAGCGAGTTCCAGTTCCAATTCAGTAATGAAATCAGAGGTTGCCATAATAACGAGCGGACCATTGTATCCGCAATCACGAACAGCCTTGATACCTTCTTTTGCTTTTCTGAGGGCAGATGTGTTTGCTGCTCCAGGTGTATAACCATAAGTTACCATACCTGCTTTTTTTGCAGTGACCGCAGTAGATGCCAACTTAGAAATACGGTATGCATCAATCTCAGGTACCACGTGCACTCTCTGAAATTCTCCCATAACCGCAGCGGCAGTTGTCACAAAACCAGTTTCGTCAATATCCATTGCGTCAAGCTGGAATTTACGTCCTCTGTCCTGTGTCATTGTGAGTGTTTCGTATGCCATAGTAGCACCACCCATAACATACCCGTTGTCACGGTCATAGTTTGCGAGTCCCTGAACAGACAGTTTCGGGATCTTTACTTCTTTACCACCGCTGTAAATAACCTGTCCTGCATTGGCATCCATCCAACCAGTTACAGCTTCCTGTACAGCTAACTTATCAAGAGTACGCTGAAACAGGGTTTCAGTTGCTAAAGTATTAATAACCATATATTTCACCTATCCTTTTCTTTAATATCCACGCATTAATTTTTCAACCTGCGCTTCCAGTTCTTTGTTACCTTCCGGTGCCTTCTTCTGAGGGTCGCCGCCTTTTAATTTTTCCTGAACTGCTGCTTCAACAGCTTCCTGAAAAATCTTTTCTACAGTTGCAATGGATTTATTGCAGCTGTCAGCGTCTGTATATACAAGGAGATCAGCAAGAGAAGGTGGAAGTTTCTTTTCAGCAAGTGTATTTTTTGCTTCTGCTTTCAACTCACTCTTTGTGATTGCTGCTTCTCTGTCAGCAAGTTCTTTTTCTTTTTTCTGCTGCATATACTGCGCCTTTTCATCTTTGTTCATTTTCGCCAGCTTTTCAGCTTCTGACAACTTATCGTTTGTCAGGGCTTCCCATTTTTCCTGTGCTTTCTGAACAGCAGTATGAATTGCTTTGTTGACTCTTCTGTCAAATTCTGCCTGGTTCCCTTCCCCTTTCAGGAAATCATCAAATGACTGTGGTTTATCATCACCAGACCCACTATCATCACCTTCACCGCTACCGGATCCACCGCCGTTACCAGAATCATCACCGGAACCAGCACCATCTCCTTCTGCAAAAAGCTGCAAATTCATAGGAACCTTGCATCTGCACTGTGTAAGTGCTCTAAAAACTTTATTTCTCATATTTATCCTTTCCGCCCAACCTATTCCCGTGATGGGCCTGGGTCATTCGTCTTAGATTTACAGTTCTTTAACGTCTGCTGAAAAAAGACAAAATAAAAAGACCCTCAGGTCTCTACTTTTCAAGTGCTTTTGCTGTGGTTGTTTTCTCTGTCACAATTTCAACCACTCCTTCAGCCACAAGATGTTTCGCTCTTTCTTCTGTTACTTCCCAGACTGCACCTGGAAAACGCTGCATCTTCTCAATTGGCTGAGTCACATCATTAAACCTCTGAATACATTTAACTTTTACCATTGGTGTTTCCCCTTTCTATTCTTCATAGATAATCTCTAATCCATAGGCTACTGCGGCATCATGCTCTAATTTACACCCTCTGGCATTTTCCCAACCTTTACAGAAATAAGCCGCATGGCATAAACTCATGTTTTCCAGAGATTTTGCAAGGAAACACAAAGGAATCTGAACAACACCACGTTCTTTCATCTTTTCTTTGCTGTACCACTCATCAGTAAAAAGAGTATTTACGATTTCATACCCTCTTTCTTTTAATGCTTTAATTGCTTTCTCTCTGGTTGCAATAATCTCTGCATCCGTCTTTCCAGCCATAGGCTGTGATAACATTGCTTTTTTCATGTTTTCTTCCTTTCTCTATAATCCTTCTTCAACAGCTCCCACTTCTCAGGCTCCTGGTATTTTAGTTTCTGGAACCCTGTAAATGATGCAGGTACACCATCAATACCTAATTTCTTATACTTCTGATATTGCGCTTGGTCAGAAGCCTTATTTTGTATTGCCTTTTCCTGCCCTCTCGCCTTCGGGTTATCTTTTACATATTTTTTATACCATTCCTCATAAGTCATGGAAGCTGGAACAAGTTCAGTTCTGCCCGTTTCCGGGTTCAGTGCTCGTCTTTTCAGTTTTTTTATATCATCCTCTGATATGACTGCAATAGTGGTACTTCTACACCACGGATGCATAGGTGGATAGTTCTTTCCAACCTGCCTGTCCTTCAGGAAAAACCTTTTCCCATCCAGTGACCGACATATCTCAGATGTACGCAAGTCCAAAGTCGCAAGAAACTGATACTTTTGCAGATCACATTCTTCATATGCTTCTGCGTTCAGTTCCCCGGAAACAAACGCTGCTTCTGTACGAACCAAACGCCTTGCTTCAAAAATCCCCTGGTCAAATTTATTTGCAATAATTTTCACGGCTTCATTTTCAGGCCGCCCAGTAATCAGATCAATCAGTAGTTCTTCTTTAATTGCTTTTGTCAGTGTTTTGCTGTTCTTCCACAGGCGTTCAGAATAGTGTTTTCCACTCCAAGGTATAGAAATGACTTTATCAATCTGTTTCCCATCTATATGAGCAAAACTGAAAGCATATGATGTATTGTGTTGTATCTCATAAATCTGTCTGTAATAAGAATCATTCGCCAGATCCACAAAAAAATCACCAGCAAGTATTTTTTCCTGCTGGTAAACATTGTTCATCACAATATCAAGTTGATTCTGTATCTGTCTTAATCGGTCAATTCTGAACTGATACGCTGGTGCATCCAGCTGTGCCAGTATCTCACGGTTTCTTCCATCCTGCTCTAACAGTCTTTTCAGTTCTTCCAATGAAGAAGAATCCTGTAACTGACTAATCAGCCGCCTTGCTTCTGCTTCTGTCAGACCATGACTGTTCTGATACCTGTCAAATATCTTTTTGGCTTCATATATCAGCCATTTAGACGCTTTTCTATATAACGTGGCTATTTCATCCGCTGTCTGTTCAGCGTCACTCATATGATGATATATGAGATAATTTGCCCTATCTATCCAGTATCGTTCATTATTCATTTACCTTTCCATCTTTCTTTTTAGGATCCTTTTTATCATCCTGACTGCTATCAGGTTCATCAGAATCAGAATCAGAATCAGATGTATCTGTATCATCCGGCGGCGTGTTTGCCGTCATAGAAAACATTTCCTGCTGCCGTTTCAAATCATCCTCTGCTTCTTTCTCCACAGTCTTCAGTTCTTCTTCTGGATCATCCACAAAAGGAATCTGGGCCAGTAACGTTTTCTTTCCAACCTTACCCCACAGATTAGATACAATCTGACTGATCTCTAACAGATTCTTCGGTAATGCCCTGGTAAATGTAGGAACAATACCGGCAACATCAAAACTGATTCCCTTATTTGCATAAAAATTAGCAAATATCCTCAGTCTCTTTCTCAGACCCTTTTTGTAATACCTGGTCTTGATCTTGGTTATATTTTCCATCCCCAGCAGCTTAAATTCCATAGCCACCCCGGAAACATTACCACCAAAACTCTCATCCGACATACAAGGGATATGTGAAAACTTATGGATATCCTGCTCAATAGCTTTCTTCAGGATCTCAACGCCGTTTTCATCAAAGGTTCTTGTCAGGTATTCTGCTTTTGTACCGTCAGGCAGTTCCAGAATCTTCTTTTTCTTCAGTTCTTCCTGTGCTTCGTCAGCAGAATCACTGATCTTGTTCCCTTCTTCGTCATACTCATCACCATCTGATAACAGTGTTCCATATATAGCAAGGATAGCATCAACAAACTGTTCCTTGTCCGTCACACGGTCACTCATTAATGCGTTGTATGCATCAATTAATGGTATCTGAAGTTCAAAATCACCCAGTCCCATCTTGTTGTTTAGATACTCAATGATGGGAACTTCACCTTTATAATGTGGTTCAGCCTGTTCATAGGTGGGCTGAATACCATCAATATTCTGAATATTCAGGATGTACTTATAATGTTCCGTAACTACAGTAGCAATATACTTTATATCTGTCCGGTCAGAATCATCACGTTTTGCATAGTAATATACAGCAAACAGTTCATTCTGCTCAATCGTATCATCATACACAACAAAGGTGTTCGCTGGTGACAAATTCTTTATCATCAGGTCTGTTTCATCTTTTTTGGTGTAGATGTATTCATAAGCCCTGCCAAAAATAGATAAGTCCAGACCGTTGTCACCGTCAGCTTCATCTGCTCCGGCGTATTCTAACTTATCCGTCAGGTCTGTGATATCTGTCTGTGCCTTATATGTAACCGGGTTACCGATAAAGTATGAACTGGCAGTATCAGAAATATCCTTTGCATGGTTGCATACCAATTTGTTCTCCCGGTTCTTATCATTCAGGATCTTATGTTTTCCCTCATAGTAGTCTTCAAGAGTAATCAGGTGATCCACAAAACTCCTGTGTTTTAATATCAGGTGTCGGATAACCTGCTTATCAATACTCAATTCATTCCAGTTCTCAGCTGGTAATGTAAATACATGCATAACTATCAACCTTTCATAGTTTTCAGCTTTGCCAGCTGATTACTCAAAATCGTATAAACAAAGTATCTGACAGCATCCATTGCATGATCGTGCTGTTTCACTGGTTTATCTTCTCCCCTGTCTGCCGCCTTTTCATCCCAGATGTATGACTGAAACTCAGCAATAGTGTTTTCACAACTGTCACAGAAGAACAGCTTTTTAAGGTTCAGCAGTGTAGCAACCAGCCTGATACCATCCAGTACATCATTTCTTGCTTTCAGTACTTTATATTTTCGTTTTCTCAGTTCCGCAATAAAAGAAGCAGCTGATGGGTCCACAATCATTGCCCTGATTTTGGTTTCGCCCAGCCACTTTTTCAAGTCTTCTGCATATTCTGCATCAGTTTTCTGTTTTGACTTGTCACGTCCTGAATAGTAATATTCCCGGATGCAGTACCAATTCCCATCAGTGGCTTTATTCCACAGCAGGAATACAGTAGCATTCTGGGTACCATAGTCACATGACACATATCTGCATGAAGGATTATTTATCAGTTTACCTTTTATTTCATCATATTTGACAATATGTTCATCTTCACTGAACATATCATAAATAATTCCCTCAGCAACAGCCCATAACCCAAGGATATACCGCTTATAGAACACCCCGGTGTACATGCTCCTGTATCTTGTCTTGATTTTCTCAGACAATGACAGGTTATCATCCATTGTAAAATGCAGATACAGGATGTTCTTTTCCTTGCACTTATTTATCCAGTTCTGTTTGAACCAATGGTACGGCCCGTCAGGGTTACAGTTGAACCACATCTTTGAACCATCAACCGAACAACGTCCAGTAGCCTGATTGACAAATGATTCCGGCATCAATGCCACTTCATCAAAGAACACACCGGCCAATGTGATACCCTGCACCAGATCCTGTGACCTTTCATCTTTACCACCGAAGATATAATAAAAGTTTTCTACATCCCCACGACTGACTACCAGAAGGTTATCAGCCCTGTGATCTGTAACTGAATACCCTCTGCTTCGTAACATCAGCTTCAGCCAGAACAACACATTTCGTCTGAATGATCCGATAGTCTTACCACACATACCGAAGTTTTGCCCGTCAAAATTGGACATTGACCACATGACAAATGATAAGCACATTGATATTGTCTTTCCTGATCTAATAGCACCATCTGCAATTATTCCATCTGCATCTTTTACAGGTGAGTTATCACACCACCAATTCAATACCTTGCGTTGTTTCTTTGAGAACGGCTGAAACTTAAATACCTGTTTCTTCATCATTCCAATCCTCAGCAGCAGAAGAATTTAATGCTTCCAGGAATCCATCATCTACTGTTTCTTCAACATCATTCAGTTGGGCTTTTGCTTTCATTGACTGGATCCTTGTCTTCTGTTCTTCAGTAGCCAGTTCCCAGTTTGCGTGAAGCATTTCGTCATACTGCTTTATCATGCGGCTCAATTCAGCCTGCGCCCTTGCCTGTGCCTTTAAGAAATTATTCTGTTTGTCCCATGCTTCCTGTACTTCCCAACGTTCCTCTGATACAGTCTCACCATCTTTCTCACCAATCTTATTGATAGTTCTATCTTGGTGATCCTTAACATAGGCTATTCGCTGTGCTCTCACAATGGCAGCATACGCAATCTGTATCTGGTGCCATAACAGGTCAAGAGGATCTGCATGTTCAATTGCGTCAAAAATCTCTTTCGTCTCATCCGGCAAATACTTAGAAAAGAATCCATACTTCTCAGCGTTCTTATTTTCTGGTGGGCCAGTGCCACCATGGCCCTTTGCATTTTTATTACCTGGTTGACCGCCTCTTTTTCTTTTGGAACGTTCCGTATTTTTTTGGAACGTTCCATTCAATTTATCGTTCCAAGAATCTTTTGATTTCCACCCACGAACTGTACCGGGTGAAATATTTAATTGACTTGCAATCTCAACTAAATCAATATTTCCTTTATGTTCTTTATAAATTTCAAATGCCTTATTTCTATTGGGATCTCTTGCCCTTGCCAAGCCCCACCACCTCTCATTCGTTTCATTTTGTATATCGAAAAGTCCGGGAAGCTGTAAAGGAGAAAACAGCTATATTTCCCGGACAAAGTAAAAAGCACATCCCCAATGACAAAAGGATATGCTTCATGTCTAATTGAACAGTCTACACAATATCAGCTTTCCTGACTCACATTCAAGTCAAATCAGACTGCTTTTATATCAACTCTGACTCAGATTATGTCATTTATTTTCAGATGTAACCAGTTTTGTAACTAATTGTAACTCGTTTGTAACTGTTCAGAAACTGCCAGAAGTCCAGTAAATACAAGGCTTCGGGGCGTTTTTGTAACTGTGTAACTCATTTTCCCTTATATATTATATATTTTTATTACTTCTTACTGATATACATTATAAAAAATATTTATAATAAGAACATTGTCAAAATTAGTTACATTAGTTACATCCGCATAAAATAAGGCATTATAACAGTTACAAACTAGTTACAATCGGTTACAAACGCCCAAACTAGTTACAAAAACATAAAAACAGAGGGTCAGCACTACACCAAGCCTCAATGTTTGTTATACATCTGCATTTATTTCCTGCTCATACATCTGATAAAATTCGTTCAATGCCGCTCCATGAATATGAAATAAATATCTCACATTGTAATTCATATCATCAGATATCTGGTTCCAGCTTTTCAGTTCAACATATCTTTCATATAAAACAGAGATATGTACATCATCCGGTAACTCATTAATCTGTTCACAAATTCTTATCTTTAGTCCAACCAGATCATCAATTTTATTATTGATTTCATCCTCTTTTTCTGAAATCTTTGCAAACAGTTCTTCATAACGACTACTTCCAGATTTACTGGTCTGCACTTTTTCACCAGTACCAGGACTGCCAATAGTATACAGCATACCTTTTAAGTTTTCTTTCTGCCGTATCATTCTGTTTATGGCTGCATCTTTCTCCCTGATCTGGTTCAGATACTCTTTTGCGGTCATTCCACAACACCTCTTTCCTACTTAAAGATACGCCCTGATTTCTTATGTCTCAGTGTGACACGTCCGACAATCTCAAATCCTGCCAGATCAAGCAGCAGTCTGAACGACTGCATAACCTTATGATTCAGCTTATCAATTTCCTGCTCCTGTTTCTTGGCAGATCCCATTGCGACACCTGCTGTCGGATCCGAATAACCCTCACTGTTCTTATAACTCATTTTCATCATCCCCCAACTCATTAACTTCTCCAATATTATCATCTGCTCCAGCTACGATAAGGGCTGTTAAGAACACCCCCATTGCAAGTCCACTGATGAAACACAATGCCCCAATAATAAAGTACCCCACATTATCTCCCCTTTCCGTGACCTCTGAGAAAATGATCCAGTAATCTGTCACGCCAGTCTTCTCTATGTTTTTCACAGGAATCCTCATCATCTACTAAGATTCCCTTGCGATCACAAAAACCATCTTCGTTGTCAATACATGTCCGACATGTCTTATCAATCATATCTTTATCACTCCCTTACAAATATCTTTCTGACCGTGTTATCTATTCTGCTGGATATAATTTCAAGGTGGAGTCTTTTCTTGATCTGCTTACTGAATACAATCTTACCCATAGGTTGCATATTATTATCTGCACAGAATACCTGATATCTTTTATATACGTCTGCTGTTGCTTCGTTCTCAATACTTTCAATGCCATTATCTTCAATAAATGCTTTAATAGGGTTGTTCTCATTTTCGTATTCATCCAACTGCTGCTGAACTTTTTTCGATTTAGTGAAACCATTATTTTCAATGATTCTCTTCAGTCCCTCAATACCAATCTTAATCATGTATTCTACTGAACTTTGTTCATTCAGTTCATACTTAATATAAGGACGGAATTTAGGGTCAATTGTAACCCCGTCTTCCAGATACTTTGCGAATCTGGCATTAAATGGGATGATAACCAAACGTCTGAGAACTGCACCCGTTTTGTCTTTCATTCTTGGAATGTCATTGGCACTGAACAACAATTTTGTGTATGGGTTAAATTCAAACGGATCCTGGCCCTTTCTCTCAGCCTTGATTCTGTCACCAGTAACAATTTTCTTAAAAACCGCTACCTGAGAACCTTGTAAAAAATCATCGCCGATATCATCTCCAAGATTCGCCAGTTTTCCAAACATCATGGACGTACTGAACCTGTCTCCCAGTTCTTTCAAATCCAATGCAGATGTGTTTGCTTCACCGAGAATTGTTCTTATACAGCTTATGAATGTAGACTTTCCATTTGCTTTATCACCAGTAAGCATAAACGCCTGTCCTAATTCATTCTTTCTGTAAAAACAATAACCAATAACCTCTTCCAACAACATCCTGATAACCGGATCATTACAGGCAAGACGGGTAAGTGTTTCATCTGCCAGTTCGTTGTAGGCATCCGGGTTATAGTCCCACGGTATTTTGTTTGTGATAACTAAATCAGAGGTAAACGGCTGCATCTGATCTGTAACAATATCGTAAATGCCATTCTGAAACGCTATATAACGGGCATCTGCTGCCGTTTTTTCTTCGGCTATTAATTCTAGCAGTTCTAAGACTTCCCGGCGTTGTGTCTTCTTCAGATTCGGTATCTGCTGTATCATTACTTTCTCAATCTCCCGGTACCCTACCTGATAGATTCCATCTTCATATACATGAAGCTGACCATTGATTCTGACTACATTACAGTTACTTTTTAGCCAATCTGCAAAACGTTCAAATAAGAATGTAGTACCATTGAAGAACACAGGTTTCTGAAAGGCTTCATCCCTAAGAATCACTTCCAGTTCTTCATCAGAAAGTGATTCTTTCAGGACGTATTTATTCAGGATCCTGATAGCTTCCCTTGTTTCATCTACCGTAAAACCATTTGCTGTAAGTGTCAGAATGTAGTTGAACAGAGCCTGATTCCTGCCATCTCCTGCATCCATGTCCAAGAAATCAGTAGCAGCTTTTACCGGAAGCATCCACTTTGGTAACTCCTGATAAGTACCACCTTCTTCAATATCCCATTCAATGAAACGCTCTTCACCATTGATCTTGATAACCTCATATGATGTTCTGGTTCCACATTTGATGTCTGCTGTCAGCCCAATAGCAAGCGGTACATGTGTGTGGTTCCTTGTTACCTGATGATTTTTGAACAGGAAGTGCTTTCCTCTGGTAGTCTGGTATACTCTGCAATCAAGCTGATAGTCTTCAACAATATCCATCATGATTTCTGACTGTTCATAATCATCAATGTCTATCAGGATAGTGTCATTTTCCAGAACGCCCCCGAAACCGGGAAGATTCCTCACCTGCTCATAAGTCTTAAACCTGGTCTTATTCTTAAATTTTTCAACTGCTGCTTTTCCTTTGGTTTCAATATATCCTTTATAGAGCATCCATCAACCACCTACTTGTCCCATTCTTTGATACATTGCGTATGTATAAAAATCTCAGTCCCACGCTTTGTTTTTACATATTCAATATCAGGATCCTTTTCATATATCTGTTTACTGCATACCGGACATATACATGTCCAGTTATAATCTTTTTTCTTTAATGCTTTGTATCTATTCCACATTTGCACTTTTGTCATTTGAGCATTTGCCATCATCCCCACCTTTCCGGTACTATGCTGCAATACCAAACTGTTTCAATCTTCTTTTTGCTAAGTCTATATACCACTGTTTGTCCAAGTTCTGCGGTACCTTTACCCCATTTACATCATCATTATATATAAAGCAATGATCTGGTGTATCTGCGAACTTTTCAGGTTTACCACGGGAACCGCCGCACTTTAATATCCTACCATCCTGCAACTCATTTGAAGCAAATACCCGATAAGACTTATATGTATACCGCTGAGTCTTAGGATAATCGTAATATGTATGTTTTACCCTGACACCCTCAACACGCTGGACAGGTATACAGTGTTCATGTTCTACATGTGAATATTTATCTGACAGTTTCACTAGCTTCTGAAACTCTTTCAGATCATCACACTGATTTATTGTCTGTTCCACTGGTATCTTTTTGACCATGTAATCAACAAGGGCTTTATTCAGAATTGGAAGATCATAATCAACCGCTGAAAGACCTTTCAGATACTTACCGATTCTTTCCACATCACCATCAGCTGAAATCCATAAGTAATTGTTTACATCCTTCTGATAGATTTCAGAGATATTATCAAGTTCCAACAGGATAGAGCATTTATCTGTACTGCAACGCTGTTCCCATTCCCAACAAATATCGTCAACCATTTCAAATGCTTCATCAGTATCAGGAATCCAGATAATAAGACCATCCGTATTTGACTGGATCAATTCAAATCCAGGTATTACTTCCAGATGTTCAATCAGATCCAGCAACATAAGCTGACCATTGATACACATGCAGTTGTTATTTCGTGGATCATATGCAGGGTTCGTTTTATCTTTCATGGCACCTGACAGCGCATTAAGCATTTTTTTATACGGTAACTGGGCCTTTTTCCATTGTTTAGCCAGTGCCTTATCACCTGCTTTTGCCGCCTGAATTTGTTTTTTCTTCATTTCTTTTCTGGTGACGTATACCTTCGGATAATTGTCATTACCTGCTGCCCTGGTAACAAGATCCCACGCAATCAGCATTGAGGGATAATAGTTATTCACATCAACGTGTAATATCTGCCCTGTTTTATGAATTGGTTTTTCAGTTGCACCATGCAAGCCACCAAAACCGAATGTATGAGGAATCCCAGCAACTACCGTTTCCAGTGAACGGTTATAAAAATATTTCTGCCACCGAAAAGAATCTGTCCAGTCACACTTTTCCATCTCTGACTTCCATTTCTTGTTCAGCTTTATACTGCTGGCCTTCTCATAGTTTTCTTTGGCTTTTGCATAATTTATCTTCATTTCTTCAGTACAGTCTTTTACCGCTGTACTGAACCAATCCTGAACATATTTGTATTTGTTCAGTCTCAGACACGGAAGAAAGAAATAATCAAATTCATCATTGAAGTCCTGTTTTGTACACCCAAGAACTTTTGCTGTAATTCTGGCTTCACTGCTGCCGATATCGGATAGACTCACATATTCCGGGAACGCCTGCACAATTCCATGCATGGCATTAAATACATCTACATTTTCCAGAAATACTTTTATAGTTTCTTCAACATCATGCCGGCAGTAAAAAACTGTCTGTTCTATTTCTTTCTCAGTCAGCTTTCTTTTGATATCAAATGGTACTTCTGTTTCCTTGATATTACTACCCATGAAACCTTCCATGGTCTTCAGACCAACAGGTGGGTTAGGCATAACATCATAATTTATCATTGGAAGTTTATTAAATACTCTTGAATACTGCCATCCTTCTTTTCCCTGAATGATGATCCAGTCATTGATCTTCTTTGGATCCAACCCCAACAGAATCCCTTTCATGATGTATTGGTCATAATGACGGTTGTTAAATCCAACCCATATATTGCTCATATTTCGCTCATATAAGGTTCTTAACTTATCCTTGTCATTGATTATCACGTGTTCTTTTTGATTCGTCACATCAATGAAAACTGCAAGCCAGTCACGTTCAAAAACCTCAAAATCGTAAAATATCATCCTGTCACCTTTTCAAATGCAGGGTGGAATAACATATTGCTATCCCACCCATAACTTAATTAGCAGTCAAACACCTCATTGATAGTGATAGGGTTGAAATCTTTCGCAACCCAATCAACCTCAGCTTCAACCTTTCCCTGCACTTCCTGAAAGATGTCAAGAACACAATCAGCAAAGTCAGAATAATTGTAAAATTCCGGTACGGTTTCTGTTTCCAGCTTGTCAAGCCATGTGCAAACGGACTTGATAGCCTTACCATCATTCCATTTTTCAGAAGTCTTGTTTCCAGAGATTACACGATTGAAAAACAGCAGTCTGCCTTTATGCGGACCTTCTTTGATCTTGCACTGTACCGCAAACATCAGCTTGTCTTTCGCTTTTGTCGGCTTAATTTCCATTTTATCGAAGCCAACAATATAAGTACCGTCCGGGACATCCTCAAATGAAGAAAGATCTGCATTCTTTACTTCTTCCTGTAATGCGTCAAGATCAACTTTCTTGTCAAATGCACTGAAATCTACTGCCATAATAATTCACCTATTTAACCTTTCATTTATATAAATTTATTTGTTATCTGATTACTGTCTGGTTCTGCGTCTTCTCTGCCCTCTGACCGGTGGTTCCGGTGCATTCATTGCACCTTCAGTTTCTGGTGTGGCATCCATTTTATCAGATTCAGACTCAGTAACTTCTGGTTCTTCCTGAACTGGTTCAGACTGTTCAACTGTCTGTTCAGCGGTCTTTCTTTCCTTGCGTGTTCTTCTTGGTGGTTTCTGTAACTCAGGGGCAGGTACACTTGCAGCCGCTTCTGCCGCAACATCAAAATCAACTTCTTCAGAATCACCTGCTGCTTCCTGAATTGCTTCATCTACTTTTTCCTGATACTCCACAAGTTTCTCATGGTTTTCAGCTTCTACCTCAGCCCTGCTCTTGCGTGTTCTTGTAGTCTTTTCAGCTTTTTCAACTGGTTCTGCTTTCTGTTCTGCTTTCTGTTCTGCTTTTCTGGTTCTGGAACGTCTGCCGGAAGCATCCGGTTTTTCAATATCACCTGCTACTTTCTGGTCCTCTTTGTCCATTTCTTCATCTGACTTATATGTACCCAGTTCATAATAATTTTTAATCTTGTCGTACACATAGTTCAGATCATTATCAATGGCGTAATTCTGGAACATTCCAAGAGGTGACTTAACTGTATCTTTTCCGCTGTTCTGAGTGTAAAAATAATATTTAGCTTCATATACACCAGTTCTCAGAACGATTGTAAACAGTCCTTCAATAGTGATTTTCTCTCTTAACAGTTTTCCGATCAGCTTAACTGTAGTCAGTCCATTGTCCAGAGTTTCCAGATGGGTCATATAAGCAACTACCACATCATCCGGTAAATCTTTGCACACATCAATGATCTCAAAGTAATTTGCACCGAAATCATTGTACTTGTCCCATCCAGTTTCCTTGATTCTGTTCATGTAAGGGATGGCAAGGATATACTGGAAATCATCAACCACGATCAGCTTTTTACCAGCTTTGACCTGTTCCTTCATGTACTTGATAATTTCTCTTGCATCTGTCACATTATCAAGTGTTTCAAAATGATTCTTGAATGGTAATGGTTTACCTACTGGATTTACTACTGCTGTAATAGCCGGATCACAATTTCTCATGCTGGTACTTTTACCAGTACCAGACTCACCCATGATTAATACTTTCTGTGCCATAATTCTTATACCTCTCTTTCTTATTCTTCATCCTCTGGATTGTTATTACCCTCAATGACCTTACTGGTCCACATATCAGCCCAGTGAAGGATCATATAAAGCTGTGTTTCATGCCCCTTGACACCATAGTTTGCAGTTTCATACAGTCCATCATGGTATCTGATGGCAAATTCTTCATCCTCTGTCAGATCAATGAACAGGGTTGCAAGTTTAATTGATCTGGTTGCATGATCCAGCGGTAACAGTGACGGATTACGTTTCCATGGTTTAGCATCTGACTGTTTACCGGATTTCAGGATGTTAGGAATGTACATCTGTTTTCCATAATCGCCACATTTACCAAAATCATGCAATAAGGCGGCAATCACTACACTATCCTTGATTTTGTTGTAGCCTGCACCACCCAGCAGGGAGACGCCGATTTTTTCAGCAGTAAACATTACATTGACTGAATGTGCCGCCAGTCCACCTTTTTCATGTGAATGGTTTCCACCAGACGCAGGGGCTTCAAAAAATCCGCATTCTCTCATGTACTCAATCAGGTCAAGGACTCCATCACGCCCGGTCTTAATCAGTTCTTCCCTGATAATATCTGGGTAATTGTATTCAACCGCAGTTGCTTTCTCATTCGCCCCTTCTGCAACCTCATTTTCTAATGTACCTGTTGCAACCTGCTCTGCTGTCATTTCCTCAACTTTCTTTTTTGCCATGTTTATTTATCCTCTCTTTCTTAATTTTTCTTTCCACTGATCCTGAAATTCAATGTTATCCAGGTACCAGGAATTTCCCTTTGCAGTATCTGCTACAAATTCCTTGAAATTATCAAAATCTTTTGGGTACAGTAAAATCCCACGTCCACCAGCTTTTCTGATGTTCTCAAGATGATAAAGCTGCAACTCTGATGGTTCCCCTCTCGGTGCTTTTATTTCAAGTCCAAGGAATCTACCACGCATACACACCAGTAAATCGGGAATCCCACTTTTGGTATAAGCCGCACCACCCCAGTATTTCAGGAACCAGAATCCTTTTCCCTTCAGGAAGGTTTTCACCTTATTTTCAAAGTTCTTTTCTGCTGCCGTATTACTCACCTCTTTTCTCAGATTTATATGTATATCCGTTCGCATAAGCAAACAGTGTCAACCATGCAAAGTTGATACAGCAAATGATCCCAGGAATCCAGGAATAGGAATCTAACAGACTACCAAAATATAAAAATGAGATACCATTGATAAGTGTAATCAGCTTTAAAACTCTATTTTTCAAACAACTCATCTGTCAGTTCCTTCCCCTTTCTCAATGCTGCAAAATTCTTTTCCTCAAAACTGCCTTTCACCAACAGGTAATAATAAAAGCAACTTTTATCCTGTCCTATACGGTGAATACGTTTCTTTGACTGTTCCCATAAATCACAGGATCCTTTGCCAAGTGGCAGGGTGTAGTAAATGATCTTATTTGCTTTCTGAAAATTTCCACCCATTGCACCAGCCTGATACTGAATGAATGTCACGCTGTTCTCTACACACTCATAGGCATACATTGAACGCCCTGAACCATTCACAAAACTTACTTCCCGGTCAAGTGCTTCACATATTTTCCTTAGCCTTGTAAGTTCCTCATTAAAATTGTAGAAAACAATCACCCTGTCTTCTGTTGATTCCAGTAAGTCCCTGAATGCATCCATTTTCTCCTGATGGTACATTCCGCATAACTGCCTTGCATACAGAATCTTAGTAAGACTGTTATCACCTACCAGTTCCGTACCATCATCTAAAACCAGATAACCATTTTTCATGAAATGCCTGTACTCTTTGGTAGGTTTCACATAAATCTTCTGTTCAATCTGTTCAGGCAGTTCAATGACTTCCTGCGTTTTCATAAATACTGCCCCATGTTGTGACAGTTTCTTTTTCAGATGATCTACGTGTTTATACCCAGTAACAACTTCCCGTTTGAATTGCCCCTGTTCTACCCATTCTGTATCTACATAGGAAGCCCAGAATGCTTTTTTCTTTATGTCCCATCCCAGCAGCTTGCATTGTGACCACAGCTTTTCATATTTACCGGATGTTGGTGTACCTGACAACAGAACAACGCTTTCTGGTTGTAATCTCAGAATGAATTTTGCTCGCCGTGTAGTCTCATTTTGTATCAGTGAAGATTCATCCAACATCAAAGTAAAATCCTTTATATGAGTGATATATGGACGCCTGTACACCAAATCATAGTTGATAACACCGACAATCTGTTTTTTATAGTCATAGATGGTACTGGTGTCAATCAATTCCCGGAACCGTACCACCTGTGTTTTCTTTGTCAGGTTGAACACTTCATAATCTGGATAGTACTTTTCAAAGTGATCCACCCAGTCATCAATCTTTGATTTCTGGCAGACCACCAGATTTACGTCATTATTCAGCAAGTACATTTTCTCTGCACCGACAAAAGTTTTACCAAGGCCCATGTCCAAGTAATATGCGCATCTGTTGAATGATTCTGTCTGGTCAAGGGCCTGCTGCTGATGTGGCATAAAATTTAAAACGGGCATATGGTTTTTACCAGCCTGTTCACTGCTGAATATATTGCTTTATCAAAATCAGACAGATTCTTTGCAGCTTCAGGATTGTATTTGATTCCCAGTTCTTTCACTACGCTATCCATTGCAAGATCAAGCGCATACTCTGCAAATGCGTCACTAAGTTCAGGATTTCTATGTAACTCAAAATCAAGAATTATTCTTACAGACTTGTCAATTTCTTCCTGTGGTACATCCTTCCCAAATAATGCAACGCTTCTATCCACGTTACGCTGGATTCTTTCAGCAATACCTTTTTCTTTCAACATTTCTACAACTTTACTCATTACTTTTATCCTCACTTTCTACTTTGATTCCTGTACATTTCCTGAAAATTTCTGCATCAAAATTCGGTAATGACTTGATGATATCCTTGCTACCATCAGTCAGACCATCCCACCAAATCTGTGCTGACTCTGATTCATCCAGAACCTTCAGATATCCGCCTGTTGTTTCATAAGTTGGATATTTCTCTTTTTCTTCATCCGTCATATCGTATGAAGAAACCCATTCAACCACATTCTTAGGAATGTTGGTCAACGCATAACGTGCATCAGAATTGATCCAGTCACGGTAAGTCCAGTCAGTAGGTTTATCGAACAGCATAATCTTCTGTTCTTCTGTCATAAAACAACCAGTATTAAAAGAAGAAAGGTTCCAATCCCCGGTGTTCCAATCCCCGGTGTTGCGATTCCCGGTGTTGCGATTCCCGGTGTTGCAATTCCCGGTGTTCCAATTCCCGGTGTTGCAATCCCCGGTGTTGCAATCCCCGGTGTTCCAATCCCCGGTGTTCCAATCCCCGGTGTTCCAATCCCCGGTGTTGCGATTCCCGGTGTTGCGATTCCCGGTGTTGCGATTCCCGGTGTTGCAATTCCCGGTGTTGCGATTCCCGGTGTTGCGATTCCCGGTGTTGCAATTCCCGGTGTTCCAATTCCCGGTGTTGCAATCCCCGGTGTTCCAATCCCCGGTGTTGCAATCCCCGGTGTTGCAATCCCCGGTGTTGCAATTCCCGGTGTTGCGATTCCCGGTGTTGCAAAGACCCGTACAACCTTTTCCTGTATTCACAATTGTCAAGAGTTCCTGCCAGCTGATCTCACGTACAATCTGGATTTTGTTAGTGCAACATTTTGTATCATCTGATTCAGTATCAACCGTCCCCAGTGCAAGAACTTCTGCAACCTTATTTTCAGGATTGAAACCGTAATAACTGAAACAGTCAGATGCTTTTGTACAGAAGTGAAAACCTCTGTCACAACACTTTGGCGTTACATCTTCCTCAAATGTCTTACCTACTTCGTACTGGAAGTTTCTACAAGTCCAGTCTGGGTTAAATACTTTATAGCCTTTAATAGATTCGCTCATTGTCATTTTTCTCCTTTAATTATTCCATCTAATTCTCAGATCAATATTCAACTGCTCTTTGATTTCTTTAATGTAATCGTCCCAGGTTGCCAGATCATCCATGAGATACTCAGCACCTTCTTCCATCTTGGCAATCAAACGTCTGCAACGTTTCTCACCGAAACCAAATTCGTCATGAATGGCAGCAATACATAAGATAGTGAATGTATCAATTGTCATTTCCTTGATTTTCTGTGATGCTTTATCCAAATCCTTAGCTGCCAGAGAAGTATGTATTCCGGTCACACCACGAAATTTACATTCTCTCTCTAATGCTTCAAGTCCACCTTCCTTTACAATTCTTCTGGCAAGATCAAGACCGTCTTCACGACCTCTTTCATACTCTCTCATTTTGTTCATAAGGCAATCCCCTCAACTTCTGCAAATCTCTTTGCATTGATAAAATAGGACCATCTGTTGTCAGAGGTATGTACTGCATATCCCCAGGGAAAAACACCCTGCTGTAAACCTTTTCTGACCGTGTTATGGTTCATACCCATCAGTTTCGCCGCCTTCGTCACATCAAGTCTCGGGATAACGCCATCCCTGATTTCAAGCTGCGGCATAACCTGAAGTTCCTTATCCATGCCGGTAAAGTAATCAGAAGCCAGACCAAGTGACGTAGCAATGGCACTCTGGACATCTTCTGACGGGATCTGTTTACCTGACAGATACTGGCTCACAGAACCCTTACTTTTCCCAGTCAGTGTTACAACCTGACGCTGGTTCAGGTTCAGTTCCTGCATTGCCTTTTTCAACTTCTCAGCAAATTTCATTACATTTCACCGCCTTCCGGGAAATTATTGTTGTTATACTGTCGCATGATGTGCGTACAAATTTTATTGTCTACCTCACAACCGGGTGTGATGATCCGGTAAGCCTTTTTGCCATTTTTCAGGTCATTGATAAATTTTTGGTATTCTGTCATGGAATCGAACTCTATTACCTGCTCAATCCACGCTGAAATGATTTTTTTCATTGCAATTTAACTCACTTTCTGCTACTATGTAGCTGAAATATTTTTCATTTAACACCTGTCTCATGGGAACTGGTACTTCCTGTGGGACTTCTTTATATAAGGAACTTATTGATAAAATACTGCTGTCCCTTACCAGTAACTTTTGTTGTCCTGCTGATCCTGATTGAGCCATCCGGGTTATTAATCACTGTTTCCTTAATTTCAAACAGACCAAGTTCCATAGATTTCTGTGTTGGCATATTTCTACTTGATCCGGTTTTAATTAAGTACCCATTATCTCTCATCCATGTGAATAATCTACGCTGTCCAGTCTCAACACCGTTCTGCTTCAGGATCTTTGCCAGCTCTCCAATTAATATGGATGTGTGGCTTGCAGCTACTGCATCAGCAAAGGTTTCTTTGGGTTTCATCCTCTGAACATCTTCAAGTAATGCTGTATTACTTGACTTTAATTTTTCAATTTCCTTGTCAGCAATTTTCAACGCCCTTGCAAGAACCTGTTCCGGCGTATTCCATGCTTTCTCCAAGTCAATGAAGTACTGACGGTACTGTCTGCCTTTTTCAGACCTCTGGATCATGCAGATCTGCTTTGCCATATCTACGGAAATCTCATAATCTTGTAATTCCTGCCTTGCCAGGGTGTTAAATTCTTTACACCCTACATAATCAGTACTTTCCTGAAATCCGTATTGTAACTGTCTATTGAACCGTGACTGAAACCTTTCAGAAATTCCCAAACCTGCATGTAAATCCCTTGCTGATACTGTCGGCTGTTCCCCATCAAAATTGATGGGAATTAACACATTTGACATTTACTGACCTTCTTTCTTTTCTGGTTTGTCTTTTTCTTTCTGCTTTACCATTGCTTCACCCATTCCCAACAGATAACCTTTATCAAACTCGGACATCTTAGGTACTGCTGTTGCAATAGTCTCAAGGATCTGTTTTTCTTTTTCTGACATAACTTTTCACTTCCTTTCTGTGGTATACTCCCTATGAGAAGGGAGGTTGATAATAATGTTTAATAAAAAATTAGAAGAGACACTAACTTATCTTGGTTCCGAATATTCTGTACGAAATTTTGATTATGAACCTTGTGTTTACAGGAAATTCGGGAATCATGAAATTGAAGTATCTGGTTTGACTTCATCTGGAAAATATAACGCCACCATTTATGTATGGGAAAATGGTACACGTGTTATAAAATCCATTCAGGACATTCATTCTAAAGAAGAACTTGCTAAACATCTGGAAACTGTTTTTGCAAAATATCCTGACAGTCTGGATTAATTGTTAAATACTTCAAAATCATGTAGATGGTTTTTCTACTGACACCATCTTTTGAAAGGGTAGCTTCAAGTTTTTCTTGCTGCTCTTTCGTACCGTGAAATAAAAATCTTCTCCACTCAACACCATCACCAAGAAGATCATCAACAGTAACATGGAAATATTCAGCAATAGATTTTACGGCCTCAATAGAGGGAGTCCGTTGTCCTTTCTCCCAGTAATTTATTGATGCCTGCGCTACTCCTAAATCATCCGCTAAATTCTTTTGTGATAAATGATGTTTTTTTCTAATAGATTTTAAATTTTCAGGTAATCCCATTTCTTCTCACCTTCTTTCTCTTGGTTATAGTCTTGCTTCGCTTGGACAATGTAAGCCAACAAGGTACTGTGTCCTCTCGCTCGTTGATTCTTCCGCTTAACGGCTTCTTGGTTGAGGAGTAAAGTGTTGATTGGCTCAACCTGTTCAGTTTTCTTCTACGTTCCGAACACTGTGCTTTCTTGTCCTACCGTTCCTGCTTTCTTCAACTGTTTTGCCGGGTCATGTTTATTCTTCACACGCTCTGTCTACCATCCCGTAGCCTAACTACCATGTTACTTGCGTGTAGCCCTATCGCTTCACCCGGTCTTTCCTGCTTTCCTTATTGACTTGTCAGTTCAGTGGATGGGACTGAACTGACGTTGTAATCAACAAAGACTGATGTGTCATTTGCTGTTCGCCTTTGTGACTATGCCATTATAATATATGACATTGTCACATTTGTCAATACCTTTTTTGTGACTTAGTAAGGTTTTTGTGTCATGGTCACAAAAACATGTTGATTTTTAATCTGTAATGATGTACAATACAAATAAGAAAAGAGGTGAGACAAAATTGAATGAACGATTAAAGAAGTTAAGAAAAACATTAGACTTAACTCAACAAGAATTTGCAGACAAGGTCGGAACTCCCCGTGATAATATCGGTGGGTATGAAACCGGAAGACGAAAACCCAGTGATGCGGTAATCTCTCTAATATGTAAAACGAATTTCCCACCAAAAGGTAAAGTCAATGAGAATTGGTTGAGAACTGGCGAAGGCGGAGACGATAACATGTTTATCGA